CTATTCAGCAATTTAAACCCAGTAAAATTACCTCTACCAGGTATAGCTTCTGGATTTTGCATCTCCATAATTGCATCCTCAAATTGAGATTGCAAAGTATCAAGAGTAAATCCAGTATACTCATTGCTAGTTCCAGGAGCAGCGTAACTTACTACAGTTGTTAAGATACTACCAAATCCGTGTTCTATAGTTACTTTAACTACTTCAGTAGCACCAGTACCAGTAGTACTAGCAACGATACTTACTACATTATCGCAGCTAACAAATTTATTGGTTTTTCCGTCGTCTAATTTTAAAAATGTACTCATTTTTCTATGTTTTAAATGTTAATTATTAATTATGCTCCTTTAAATAACACGAAGTTATTAGCAGCTTGTGTAACTAAACATCTTTCAGATAGAAAGTGTACTTCCATAGCATCTAATCCTGAAGTATAAGCTCCACCTACAGATCCAGTGATCCAAGATTTATACCTTCTATCTTCAGTTTCAGAAGCTCTATAACGTACGTGTAAAAAAGGACGTCTAATGTTTGATCCCATTGATTGATCATAAACAGTTGTAGTACCAGCTGGAATCATAACACCATCAATAGCGTTAGACATTCCTCTAGTAGTAGCATCGTTTAAATACTTCCAATCAGTTTTGTAAAAGTCATAAGAACCTCTTCTAAAACCTGAAAAACCAAAGTTTAAAGCCATTTCTTGCTCATTATCAAAAAGACCATAAGAAGCAGAAGCAGTAGAACCAAATCCACCACCAGCTTGAGCAGCAATCATGTCATCAAAATCAAGAGCCGTAGATCTTGATAAAAATAGCATGTTTTCCTCAATAGCACCTTGCTTGTCTAGTTGTTGTAGTATAGCATCAAAATCACCTAAAGCACCAGAACCAGGAGCAGCAGCTCCAGCAAAACCAGAGTATACATTACCTCTTGATTCGATAGCAGCGAATAATCCTTCAGAACCACTAACATCAATAGTTCCTGCAGCACCAGCAGTACCATCATATTGGAAAGTATGTCCAGCTTTTTCTGATTCAACCATCATCATTTCTAAATAGTCATCAAATCTTAATCTTGTTTCAGACTCAGATTTTAAGTACCATAAGTAACCAGATGTTCCATCTTCAGTAGCAACTTCAACCCAACCAATTTGTGCAGTATCAGAACCATTAATCTCAAAGTGATCTTTAAGAATAACAGGATTGTTACTAAATTGTGTAAAGTTTGGTTGAATAGCACCTACCATAGACTCTGTACCTTTACCAAAGTCAGATCCATATACAAAGATCTTAACGGCAGCACCTAACAATCCAGCAGACCAAGTAGTCTTATCATAAGTTACAACTTTTATTACATTTACAGCAGCACCATCAAATGGTGATCCGACTACTAAAGCTTTTTGAGTAATTAACCCAGTAGCTTTATCAGAAACTAAAACAGTTTGACCTGTTCTAATAGCAACTTGTGCAGATTGAGTATCACCAACTCCAGTACCAATGTTGTTTACTGCTACTTGTTGAGCACCAGCGGCGCCTGAAGCAGTAGCATCATCATAAGCAATGTGTAATCTATTTTGCTCAGACCAAACAACTTGATCAGATGTCATAGGCATTTCAGCGCCTACCATTCTCAAGAAACCAGACAAAGTCCTGTTTCCGTATCTTTCAACCTCTGCTTCATACAGTTCCGGTAGGTACTGCTGAGCAAAGTTATTATCAGCTCCAGCTGTTGTACCTGTAAAATCTAAGTAATTAGTTTTTAAAGCTAATTTCTTTTGTGAAGGTACTATTTGAGCTGGAAATGATCCTTGTGTGTTAAAACTCATATTGTTTTTTTATGTTTTGTTAAATTTACTTTTTATTTTTAGTTTAGAACTGTCAGCTCCTGATATTGCTCTAACTTTTAAGCCATTTACAAAAACATCACCTGGATCGCTAGATCTTGGATCTGTATTTATATTTTTAGACTTAGAAACTATGTTCTTAGTAGCATCAGCTACTCCTTGATCATAGAAATGTTTTGCAACATTGTCAGGATTGCTAGCTATATAAAGGGCTTTGTGGTAATCATCTAAGCTGTTTACTGTACCGTCTTCTTTCAAAAACTTTTGAAAAAAATTGTTGATACTTGACTGATCTTTTGACGTTTTTTCTACATCGCTAATTCCATATCTAAACCTCTTATCACCTAAATCAAATTCAAAACCTTTAAACTCATTTTTATTAAAATAATTAGATGTTTTTTCTTGGAACTCTTCACTAACTTTCTGTGCTTTATTTTGTTCTTCACTGTATCTATTGAAAAAATCCATTGCTTTTTGTTGTTCTTGAGTAACGCCCGGTCTCAACTTGATCTCGTCGTAATACTTCTTTTTCGTTTCCTCTAAAAAGTTTTTGGCTTTTGCAATTTCTTCTTTGCGAGCTAGTCGTTTTTTCTTAACTTCTCTCTCGCTCTCAACCTCATCATCAAAATAAAATTTATCTTCTAAGATAAAGTCTATTTCGTCTTTCTCTAAATGAGGCTTAGTACTTTTGTAATATTCTGATAATAAAGCGTCGTCACTTATCGTAGAGTAATCTCTACTTAACCTTACATAGTCTTCTAAGTTTCCACCAGTTTCTTTCATGAAACTAACTAACTTTTCTACATTTTCAGGTAGACTTACTTTAACATCTTCTATTATTGGTTTTTTAATTTCTTCTTTAACAGGTTTTTCTGTTTTTTCAATTTGACTTATAGGAGATTTTATTTCTTCTTCTTTAATATCATCTTTACTGGACTCGACCCGTATATCTTTGTCCATTTTTTGGCTATCTTTGGGTGATTCGCCCACAGGTACTTCTTTTGTCTCTCTGACTTGAACGGCATCTTCTTCTTTTTTAGGTTCTTCTTTTTTAGTTAAATCTAATTTTGTAATATTAGCTTTTTCAACTAGTTTTCTAGGTCTACCTGGTTTTTTCTTTACTTTAAGACCCTCAATTTTAGGGTCAACTACTGGGTTTTCTCTTTCTGACATAATATAATATAATAATTAATAATTAACGACTATGCTCCCATCATAGAACCCATCAAATCCATAGTGTTGTCACTACCGGCTTCAAAGTCTATTGGCATGTCATTGTTTTCTCTTTGTGTAATCATAGCTGATTGTTGAGAGCCAACTATTTTAGCTCTTGTATCTTTTCTGTTTTCTATTTCTTGTTCTTTTTGTTTGTCTCTATCACCTCTCATAGTTTCCTTAGTGACCTCAGTATTAGCACGTAATTGAGCTAACTGCATATCATATTGGAACTGAACATCTGCTAATTGTTGTTTAATCTCACTCTCTTTCAACATTCTCTGTATTTCAAATTGTGATTTGCCCTGTTCTATTTGAAGTGTTGTTTCGGCTAAAGCTTGTTGCTTTTGCATTTCAGCTGCAGATGCTCTTTCTGAAGACTCAGCATTTGCTGTAGCTTGCATTTGAACCATAGCCTGCTGCTGCATTTGATCTTGCTCAGCTTTTTTCTTTCTTCTAACTTTTAATAATTGATTAGCTAGTTTCAAGTTGTGTATTTCTCTAACGTCTATAGCATCTTCTAAGGTTATACTCTGTTGCTGTAAAGCCATTTGAATATTTTGTTCTAACATCGCTTTTTCAGCTTCATCAGGAACTAATGATAAATATACACCAAAATCATATAAATGTAAGTCTTTTAAATCTTCTAAAGTTCCTACATTGTATGAGCTTATTGAAGATCTCAAAGCATCTGCTGTCAAATCAAATTCTAAAGAGTCATTAATTCTACATACTATATTTTCGCAAGTTTTAACTGTCAAATATAAAGCAGATTGTAATATGTGTTTTGTAGCTACGTTTGAATTAGCTGCAGCTAATTTTTGTAAACCAACTAAAGCATTTTCATTAGGTGTGCTAGCGTCTCTTGCTTCATTCAGTCCGGTTACATCTCTTATCATTTGTAAGTAATACTGATAAGTCTGTATTAATGAGGCTATTTTAGATTGACCACTAGAACTAGATAATTCTTGTATTGGAACTTTACCGTGATTTAAATCGCCGTCTTGAGTCATTGATCTACCTACTATACTACCAGTTTGGAAATACATATTTAAAGCTTCCTGAGGGTTGTAAGTGGTTCCATTACCTAAGTCTACTTCTGCTAATCCATCTACATCCATAAATACACCGTCTGGTACTATTCTAGACATAACTTGTTGTAGTTTCAAATGAGTTAATTGAATCATATCAGCAAACCCAGTTATACGAGAAACTAAAGATTCTATACGCCCTTTATACATTTTAGGAGCTACTATGCTGTAATTCATGTTAACTTTAACTAGATTAGATTTTGGCCTTGTCATATTTTCCGCCATTTTCCACTCTAATATCATATCATGACCTAGTATTTTTGCACCACTATACAGAACTTCTATTGATCTACTAACTCTTTCAAAGTTGTCATTAGGCGGTGGATTGAAAGTATCAGGTTTTTCTAAAGCTTTTTCTAAACCTGTAGGTGTTTGTTTTATTTTAAAAACTTGATCTGAAAAAGTTTTATATTCGTAATACAATACATATATCATATTACCGTCATTTCTGCCGTTCCAGTTGTAAACCATGTTACTATTACCAGGGTATTTTGATATAGTTTCTAATTCTTCTGGCGTTAAATTTGGAAATTGTTTCTTTAAATCAGATAAAGATATTGCTTTAACCTCGCCTACATACCATAAATCTTGAAAGTTTGGATCTTCTGTATATGAATAAACTAAGTAAGCTGGGTCAACATAACTTATAGTTATACCTTCAGATCTATTCCAAGAAGTTTTTACAGCACCAATACCTAGTATAGTTAAGTCTTCATTAAATCTCTTTCTAGTTAAGTCATATTTATTTCTGGCTAATACATTGTTTATGGCTTCTTCTTCAGCTATTTCAATAGATTGTTTGTAATCTAATTGCATGTGAAGATTTAACTCTTCTTGGTTTTGAGGTAGATCTTCTGGTTTTTCGTTTGAATAAAGATCAAGACCTGTTGCTTCTTTAACATTAGAAATATAAGAATTAGCTTCCATATCTCTAAGTATTGCCTCAGCATAATCAGTTCTCTTTTTTTGAGAGGTTGGATCTTGAGCAAATGCTTTTATGTCGTACTGTCTGTCTGACATGCCGTTTACAACTATATCTACAAACTTAGGTATAATAGGTATAGGTTTCCAATCTAGGTTTAAGTAAGACAAATCACCATTTATAGCTAACTCGTCTTTATATTTTTGTACTGGCTGCTCTGCCCTAGCATATAATCTTAAATTTCTAAAATTATTAAAATTATAGTTATATCTGTTTTGAACACCAGATCTACTGCCGCTAAACCAGTCAGCCTCAATAGCTCTTCCGACTTGTTTACCGTAATCTAAACTTTCTTTGACTCTATCAGGCACAACCTGATCAGGAAAAGAACTACCGTTTTGAGTACTTATTTTCATTTATTTTATTATTTGTGAAAAGGATCCATTGTTATCAAATTGTTTAATTCCTAAATTAATATTTTTTGTAGATCTAACTGATACAGGCCTATATTTGTTTTTGTTACAAGCCATTATAGCTAAACCAGAACTAATGGAAGCATCGTGCTTTGTCCTGTTGTTTATGTCAAATTGTGACCAATCTTCTAATGTTTTTTGATGATAAACATCACCATATTCTTCGTCTACTCTGCCAACATAATTTTCTATATAAGCTTCTATAGCGGCGGCGTGAGACTGCTTTATATCTTCACTTGAGTTAGGTATTCCACCAATTTCTTTTTCGGTTACAGAAAGTTTATTCCAAATTTTATCAGGACGATTAATAGAAAATCCTCTATAACCTCTACGTTTTAAATAGTATAATAATCTAGGTTTATTATTTTCACAAAGTAATGGCATGCCATAAAAAACTAAAGCCATTAAAACATCTTCAAAAAATATCTCAGCTGTTTGAGGTCTAGATATATATTCTAAAAAAAATGATGAGCAGGTACTTGTTCCATAGAAAACTTTGTTAATCCATGT